ATGGCGAGCTGCTTGCGGGGCGCCTTTCCTCCGGTGGACTTGCGAGCGGTCTGCTTGGTACGGGCCATCGTGAACGTGCGCCTGCGTGCACGACAAGTAGGGGTTCGCTTTCCGACCACATGGGAAGAACAATACCATATATTTTTGTGGCCAACGGCTCACACCCACTCAGGAGGGGGTGTTAAAAAAGCGGACTTACTAATTTTTTCTGCGCTTTTATTAACTTAAATGTCAATTCCAGAAATTGTTTACATGGCAGCAGATGCTTTGCAAAGTGATCCACTGTTGTGGTCACGCACTATGAATCAAGTTGCCGGCAGTGACCCATCAAACTTGCGTTTACCAGAATCTTCTATTCGTCATGTTCAACCCACCCTTCGCTCTGAATTGAAAACGAATTTTAGAATCAGTTCAAATACAAGCAGTGCTCAACTCAGTAATGTGTTCATGAAAAGAGTTAACAACTTTTTTGGTGTTGAGTTACTCAAGAATCAAGACGATGTTTATAATTTTATGGTACGTGTGGGTTGTGTACTTCTTAAGATGCAACGACTAAACAAAAAATCAGAACTTGGGCGGCTTGTTTGCAGCACTGGTTGCGCAACATTAACAAAAAGAAATTCAGTAAACAACAAACCAACACGTTACTCAACAAGCAATAACGCACCACGTTCTTTAACAAGCAATAACTCACCAATATACAATAATTCACTAAATGAATCACCAAGAAAAAATAATTCACCAAGAAACAAGAATTCACCAAGAAACAGTAAATCACCAAGAAATAAGAATTCACCAAGAAACAGTAAATCACCAAGAAACAATTCACTACGATACGAATCGAAAAACTCAGTCACTAATTACTCAAGAAACAAGAAGTCATAAACTTTTGGAACTGCGAGAATTTGCAAGACTGCGAGTTCCGCCAAGTCTTCAACACACTGGCTACTCATACTCACTATATGACGCGTCATCCTTGTGGGTTGCAGGATCTTCATCAGTGTCCATTGGAGTGATAGCGAGTGTCTTGATTTGCTCCTGCTGATGGACCATCAGCTGGATGGTCCTGACCGTCATGCCGAAGCGCTTGTCAACCACCCACATTGATCCAAATTCAATGAGCGCTTGAATGTAGGACTGTGGAGTCACAAAATCCAGACCCTGCAGATTTTCCTTTGGATCATAAATCTGCCCCTGATACTGACCCTGGCGGACGTCTAGCTTAGTGTTCAACTTAGGATCATACTTGGGGTCCTTATTGTTATGCATTGGTGAGTATCGGTCGGCAATAATTTCACGACTTTTTCCACTCTCACCAAAAAAAGCTTCTTGATTATCAAAAGCATAGGTGATATTGAGTTCGTCGATTCCCTTAATCAGATCTGAAAACGTCTTCATTGATGTTGATCCACCCTTGAAATTCAGAACTAGGTCCCACTTTGGTGACTTACCCGGTTCCTTTGCTTCCCACTCCTTTGCACCAAATGGTGCAAACATTTTCGGCGTCTGCACAACAAGCTTCGATGGGGTACCATTTTCTACAAAATTCATATTACACGACTTTCCAAGTCCGCTTTGATTTGGTCGGCATTCACCATACTCCACGTTCTTCAGAATACTATCGATTCCATCATTTTGCCACGCAACAAGCTTCTGGCCAGCCATTTGTTTTTCTTACCCTCATACCAGTATTCTTCCTTTTAACTATAAAACTTGCCGCTGTAAAAAATGTAAAAATGTTGAATTGCCTAAATTGGAATATTTTCAGAAACCTTTGCCCACAAAACCCTGTCTCCGGGCACTCTGCCGGACCGGCCGGGCCACCTGGAGCCTATTATTTGCATTATTTACAGGTGGACCTAGTGGAACTAGTGGAACAGCTAGACCTGGTGGATCAGCTTGAGCTCTAGTTCCTTTACCCGCGGTCTTTCTACCACCCTTACCCTTACCCTTCCCTTGAGCAGCTTTAGCCGGCGCTTTAGTCGGCGCTTTAGTCGCCACTTTACCTTTCCCTTTAGTTTTTAATGAATTTTTCCGTATTGCTTCATTCATCGCGCTCCACTGCTCTGGGTGACCAATTTTATCCTCAATCAAGTTTGAATTTGGAGCAATTTCAACTTTTTTCTGACTTACATAGACCACGCTACTGGTCTTCAAAAAGGTTCCTTTTTTTGTATTTGGTTCCACGTTGCGTTTTTGTACTCTTGGAACTTTTGCTACATCATTACCGAGATCAACGAATGACACAATACTTTTGCTTTCATATAATGCTTTTGCTACCCTTTCTGTGATTGCCCTTTGAGCTATTCCCATACTCCATTTAACTGCTTTTCCTTCTTTTACTACCTCATTTCGATTGTTTTCTAGAAGCTTGTTTGGCAGTGCTACATATTTTAGATTTCTGTTTTGTCCTATCAAACGGAGCAGTTGCTCGAGCTCATTTATATCTTTTTGTTCATCTATGATGGGAACATTGGGTGTTGCAGAAGCTACTTGAATTTGCCCGTAACCCGGACCTGGTCTGAATTTTCTTCCTGTCTTAAAGGGTGCTCCTTTTTTTGAGCCGAACTCTTTAGCGGCCTTGTCACACATCCTACGATCACCATCAAACTCAGTGTGTTTTACTGCTTCTGAAAGCATACAATAAAGGTTTTGTCGTTCCATCCGATTGTTTACTCCATCTGGATCTGAAGGAAGATCTTGGTCGCCTGTGTATTTTTGTACCTCATCAACAATAAACAATGCACCATCAGGAAATTTTTCAAATAGTTGTAAAGCCATTTGAGAAGTCATGACCACCAAGCAGGTCTTAGGCATTTTTGGCGGCTGGCGAATTCCGTCTTCAAGTTGTTTGAATAAGTCATCACCAACAGGCGGTGTCGCAGCGAAGGCAGCATTTTTTAAATTTTTCCAGTATGATATTTTTTCTCCTTGTGTCAGAGTTTGCCAGGCCAGATGTTCTCCATAAGGAATCCACCATAACAAATCGTTGTTAAGTTTGTAATCTGTTAAACTCTTAGTTGCAGACCAGGCTGATGTATGATGGACTGGATCTTCTTTTGGTGTTAGCTCACGCTTATCACCTTCTCTCATAATGGCACCTGAATTCATTAACATGATTTTCAATGCCTGAGATGGCAAAGTTTGCTGCGTCGAGTTCATGTCTGCAGAATCAAACATTGTCTCGGGACGAGCAACTTCCAATGGTGCTCGATCTGGCCTTATGATATCGAAGACTCTGAACATCTTTTTGAGATTAGAAGACGTGCCAGTTTGGGAGTTTTGTTGTCTTTTTTTGTCAGCCGTCACCGCATCTTTGTCACCCATGAACAGTGGATAAAATTCAGATCCTGGCTCAGTCATCGGATGAACCAAAATGCGTTGTAATTTCAAAAAATAGAAAGGGCTAATTCTAGCGCCTCTGTCATCTTTAGGATACATCTTTTTACACATTGTGACTTTGAAAAAAGGACTTACACCAAATTTATTAGATTGTCTCCACTCTTTGTAATGACCACCGTCTTGTATTACGGCATCCTTTTTTTTCCCTTCTTTTTTTTCTGCACCAAGTTCTCGTTTCTCAGTTGTCATCTCATCGATAGGATTTTCCAGACCCTTGACAGCAAATCTTATAAAGTCACCTTCTTGTATTTCTTCAAAGATTTTTTCTGCGTTACTTCCTGGATCAAAGTGCTGATAGTGAAGCTGCATGCCATTTCCCACACCAATACCATCAATACCAGCCAGTGACTGAGCAGCAAATGCGGGTGCACCTTCCACAAAATTCCTAACTCTCGAGTATAGCTGTGTCACAAGTTCTTCTGTGAACTTAAAATACGCACCCAATGCTACACTGTAGTTTTCATAAATGGTGTTTTTGTATGGTGCAACATTGGTCAATTTTTCATATACAGCTTGTGTGATAGATTTATTATTTTTATTATTTCTCATGTTATTCTTGTCCATATGCGTTTTATGTAGAACTGCGAAGGCGTATGTGATTGTTTTCAGATAAACGTTTAATTGAGCGTATCCTTTTTTTTTGTCATTAAATATATCCTTTAGTTTATTGTTTGGTACATCTCCAAAATTTTCATAATAGTTAAAACCAAGAGTTCTATCTTCTTGAAATTTAGAATTATCTTTCATAATCCCACCCATTGTTGGTACTGTTCTCTTGAAAAAAGGATGTTTATTTTTACAAATCATTGCAACAAAATCCAGTTTCCATGATTCGACTTTACCATAGCTGTCTGTCTTCTGATACAATGGCAACCTGCCTGTATTATATGCATTGTCTGCTGCTTTGAATTTCAAAATTACTTTTGACTTCGGAAGGCTTGCTCGAAAGTTACTCCAATGTGATTTAAATTCACTGTTTTGCACTGCGTCCATAATAGACATGAAGTTGCCATGCTCCTGCGCCAGGTCTTTCACTTGCTGTTCCTCGGAAATAAAAAATATAAAATTACAAATTCCTTTGTGAGTCTCTTTTTTGTTCCGTGGGCCCACTTTATTCTGAGGAGGCATGTTGTGAAGCGGCGGTTTGGCGTACCATTTCATCATCCAGAGAAATATGGTCATCAACATCAGCAAAGTTTTGCCAGATCCAGCCGAATGATACAATAATTGGCCATATGGGATGTAGTCCTCTTCACCTTTGTTGTTTGTCTTTCTACTTTCGTTTCCCAAACGCGTAGATATCAATGCACCTGAATATTGATGTAACTGAAAAGTTGATTTACCAAACGGACAGGGCCATGCATACGGTAGGTAATGTGTGCCATTTTTATTCTTCATCTTAGCATTATTACTCGTATTCATTCCATTAGTGGAATTGTTTCTTGTTATAGTCGGGTTGATGCCTTCATGTATCACTTTCAGTAAGGTTTGCATCTGTGCTGGGGTTGCTGATGGTCGCATAGTATTTTGTACTACATTCGTGAGTAGCTTTGTTTGTTTGCCTTCTTGTAGTTTAATGGGGTCCTTTTTTCTTTTGTTGTTATTATTACTGTTAGTATTCATGCGATCGTTACTATAAGTTACAAAAAAAAAATAATAATAATCATGGATGTCGCCAAGCGTGCGCTTAGTAGAACAATCTACACTCAGGCGAATGGGGTCAGTAAGCGAGAGTATGAGCAAGAAAGCAAATGGTGAAAATTTAGTGAGAGTTATCCTTCTTGCTCTCGTTTTCTTTGTTATTGTTCAAATTGCATGTCGTGTTGATGTTCAAGATCACAGTTCAGTATAATAATCATTTTTCTTACAAAAATAAAAATCAATAATATAAAATTAAAAATGGAGATAGATTCAGTATTAGTAGATCTAAATGTCATAGGTCAGCTAAAAAATCAAGATAAGCTTGGTGTTCTCACTCTGCCCGGAAAACAAGAATTGATTATTTTTTCAGGCAAATATTGGTTTCAAAGTGCTTACAGGTGGTATAATAACACGAATCGCTCTGACACAATTTTTTATTTACACCAGTTGATACGAAGGGTAGAAAAACATTCTGAGTTGTTCAGTGAACCATCAACCACAAAAACCAGAGTTTTGCGGGAGAATCTAAAGAAGCACATCATGGCTGCCATAGAAGGTCTCTCCTACTTACAAGCAACCTACTCGGCGGACAGCAATGTTGTAGCGCAAATAATATTAATCACCGAAAAGCTTTCTGAATGCTCAAAACAAATAGTCCTTAGTTCAGAAAATGAGCGCAAAAAGGAAGGAAAATAGCTGCGTAAATCGCGACACTCATAATTCAGGAAGATTTGTATTTTTCACACTCATCAAATTGGATTGTTTTCACGTGCATCGAGCCCATCGTTCTCAACACGGCCTTGGTCGCTTCCTCAATCGACTCCTCATTCTGTGGACCATAAACTTTGATGTTACCACCACATGATTCCTGTGCCTTTCCAGTCGTAGACTTACCGTATTCATCATCGTGTTTGAAAACGTAGATCCCCGACGGCGTGTATAGCGCAAGGTAAAGCAGGTCGTATTCGGCTCGTTTCACGTGTGCAAACGATGCATACCAAAGTTTGTGACATTTGTTCCACGACAGCTGAGCTGATTTCACTTCCACTCTTTGTCTGCCATCGCCTAGATAAAAATCGAACGGCGCCATGTTTCTTCCGCGTTTTTTTCCTGTGATGGTTTCGCCTGGATCGGGGTCATACGTTTTCTCCCCAGTCGTTTCCTCTACGACATCATATCGCACGGCTTTTTCAAGTAGATCACCGCGCTCTTTGGGAGATAGGGTTGCAAGGGGTACATCTTTGTACGAATCGCCAGTCACGCTTCTAGGGACCTCGATGGTATCCAAAGGGACGTGCTTCACAAACATCGAGCCCATCTTTCTCAACACGACCCTGGTCGCCTCCTCAATCGACTCTTGATTCCTTGGACCCACAACTATGATTTTTCCACCACATGATTCCTGTTGCTTCCCATGCGTAGATATACCGTATTCATCATCGTGTTTAAACACGTAGATCCCCGACGGTGTGTATAACGCGAGGTAAAGCAGGTCGTACTCGGCTCGTTTCACGTTTTGAAACAATGCATGCCAACGTTTATCAAATTTGTCCCACCTCAGCTGAGATGATTTCACTTCCACTCTTTGTCTATCATCGCCTAGATAAAAATCGCATTCCGCTTGGTTTCTTCCGCGTTTTGTTCCCGTGATGGTTTTACCTGGATCGGGGTCATACGTTTTCTTTCCAGTCAGTTCCTCTACGACATCCCGATTTTTTTTTTCAAGTAGATCACCGCGCTCTTTGGGAGATAGGGTTGCAAGGGGTAGTTTTTGATAAACGTCTGCAGTTTTCGTCATAGTTCGCAGTATGTTGTCTTTTGTCTTTAAATA